GTTCAGGCCGGTGATCTGGTCGGGCTGTGGATCTGTGGTCAGGCCCTTGGCACCAACCTCGCCCGTGGCAACGTGAGTGCAGTCGCACCTCGGATGACGTTTGAAGCCTTGATTCCACTTGAAGAACTTGCCCGCCAGGACCGCGCAGCGAGAGCACGATGGCGAGTTGACCATCCTGATGAAACCGACACCTGGACGGGTCGCAATGCCGACCCCCGCAGCGCCTCGTGAGGCGTCAGCCACGGCGGTATGAATGGCCATGTCCAGCCAGCGCCCACCGACTGCCAAAGCGTCTGGGGGTGCCATCGTGCGGGACGCGGTCTTTGCGGTCGTCACGCCGCCATACAGCAGCGAGTCAAGCGGCCGACCATCCGAGGCGATGCCGGCGAACCCTCGCGGATCAACCTCACCCAGAGGGTCAACGGACTGGCCAAGTTCAGCCAGGATCGCTGGGACGGAAGCCGCACCGTTACGGGCCGCGCCTAACTGGGCCGAAGCCGTCAGGAGCGAGATCCGTGGGCCAATCGTCGCCCATGAGGCGTCGAAGTCGACGGTCATCTTCGCCCACTCGCGGCGGGTCAGGCCAAGCGTCGCAACAGTGAGACGCTGCTGCGCCCGGTACTGGCTAGAAACCGCTTGCGGGAGCATTGACCGGAGGTGTCGAACCCTGCAGCGCACGAGCGGCGTTCAGGATCGGGTCATTGTTGGCGGCGCCGTCCATCTGGTCCATCCAGACCTTCACCTTCTGCGGGGTCGCGCCCGGGATCATCTCGTAAGCCGACTCGTGCGGGAAGCCCGTCGCGATCAGCTTCGTAATGGCGTCCACGATCTGGGCGAACGACCGCGCCTCACCATCAGCCCAGATCACCTCAGATGCGACGTCGACCTGATCCACGCCGCGCGCCCGGTTCGACAATCGCATGACCTGCTCGTGAGACTCGCCCGTGTTCGTCTGCAGATCCCGAACCAGCGACGCCAGGGTCGACTCCGCGCCAGCCAGGGCATCGCCGGACAGGTTCGCCATCCGAGACAGGAGGTACTGCGGCGGGATCTGACCAACAGCGAAGAGCTGCGTCAGGAACTCGCCCAGCACCTCGATGTAGTTCTTGAGGTTCGACTCGGCCAGGTCAAAGACCTTCGTTTCCGCACCAGGGAAGATCAGTGCCCGATCTACGCCGATACGCCCAGGAGAGGTAATCATGGGCATCTTCTGCCCGTTCGAGTCCAGTCGATCCGTCCCATCGGCGTTCGTCTGATACAGGACGTTGCCCTGAGCGTCACGCACCACCGGGTCATACCCGACGAACACGCGCTGCCGGTACGCGCTGAACTGCATCGCCAACAGAGTGTTGAACCGGATCGTGTTGATCGCATCCTGTGCTGGGATCAGTTGGTCCATGGCGTTATGCGTCTCAGCGTCAGCGTCGAGCTTGAAGTCGTAAGCCACGAACGGGTTCTCGCCCAGCGGGTTCACGCCACTATCCACAGCGACCCAGTCGCCGATCATCAGCGCACCGCCACGCTCGAAACGCACCCAGGACACAGCATCGAACACCACAGCGACGCTCTTGACCTTCGAGACGTCATAGATCCCAGCGCTACCCAGACGGCGGTCGTTGACGGAGAACGTCTTGACTGTCCACAGTGAGCTGAACGGGTCCTCGGGGTTCTTCTCGATGTAGACCCGCTTGCAGTTCTCAGGCCGCACAATCGGCTGAGCGCGGTTGGCCTTGTTCGGCCACACCGACATGACGCCGCGGCCATGAACCATCATCTGGTTGTAGACGATCCGCTGGCGAGCATCGAGCCGGTTCGCCTGCCACACGTCAGACCATGCGGCTTCGTCAGCCAAACCCTTGCGGCCAGTGCGGAAGCCGTCGACCCGCAGTCGCTGGATCGGTGCATCCATCGCCAGTTGCAGCCAGTTCGCAATCGACTGCTCACGCAGCGACAGGTACTCAAGGTTGACACCCTCAGGCGCAAACGGGAGATCCTGCTTGCCTCGGTAGTAGTTCTCACGCCGGTCCCACTTAGGACCCTCGGCGCTAATCTTGGCGAGTCCGATGGCGAGGTAGTCGCGCGCCTGTCGCATGTCCACGGGCTACCCCTTCTCGTTGATTATCAACTGAATCCGTACATGACGTTGCTCGTCTTGGACGCTGCGACCGGCGTCTCGATCAGCCACCCGATCGCCCTCGCGTCGCTGGCCGCCTCATGCGCCAAAGTGGTGGACATCGCGAGGTCGATCTTCTCGACCTGAGACGGCTTCGTGAGGATGTACCGCTCCGCTGTACGGGCCGCCCTGCGCGCGTTGTCCATGTGGATCTTGGTGAACGGGCACGCGTCATGGGTCAGCCGGCCGGTCGACAGGTCAGTCACGACCCGCTGCAGCGCCGCGTGCATCTGCGTCGTCCGGTACGTCGCCCACTCCACGACGATCGTTTCGCCATACAGCAGCGCCCAGTCCTCGATCTCGCTCTGCCACCACGGCGGGTCACAGTAAGCGCGGACCAGCTTGAACCGAGCGGCGATCTCAGACCACGCCGCATGAACCTCGGCGCGCGGGATCTTCCCGCCGAACTCTGCCGGATTCCAGACGGCCGGACGCTGGTCCGGGCCGTAGGTCGGAGTGAACTGGTAGCCGTCGCGGGTCTCAGCCCGCAGGCCGGTCCAGTCATCACTGTCCGACCCGTCGAAGCCGAGACAGATCTCAGTGCCATCAGGAACCTCACGGACCACCTGCCGGGATCGCCACTGGCCCTCTTCGAGCCACGTCCCAGCGCCCCGCACGCGCCGATTCCCGAAGAACCGTTCCGCCTGCGCAACCTTGCCCTTGTCCATCATCTCAACCGCAAGGCCCTCGATGGCATCCAGGTTCACCCACCACGAACCCTCATAGACGTACTCAAGGATCTTGCGGCGCTCACGCTTATTCTTGAACGACAACGGCTTGCCGTCAGGCTTGGCCGGCGGCTCCCGGTAGAAGCGGAAGATGTCCTTGACCGACGACTCGAACGTCGCCTGAGCCGTCGACATCTGCGAGGGATCCCAGCAGTTCGTCGTCTCGATCCCTCGAGCATCCATGCCAGCAAGGCCACGGAGCTGCGTGTCAGCGACCTCAACCATGCCATTCGGAATGGTGTAGATCCCCGACTCATCATGCAGAACGAACGTCACCGGGTTACCAAGCTTCGACTTCGCCGACGACGTGACCGTGTCGATCCGGCCGTCATCAGGCAGGCGGATGAACTCCTCGCCCGTCCTGGTCTGCTGAACCTCAAGGCTGCCATTGCGGAACATCGCCTTGAGCGGGCGATACACGTTCGCCGTGTGATCCTTCGACATTGCCGTCAACTGGATCAGCGGCGTCGGGCGTGGCGTGCCCATCGGCTCGCCGACCTCGTACTCGTAGACCCACCCACAGTCACAGCCATGGTCCGCACAGTCGTAGACCTCGCCACCATCAGCGAATCCGACGAAGACAGTCGGACCCAACGCCTCGCAGGTGATGATCGCGGCAGCCCACGGACCCTTGCCGGTCTTCTGCGGCGCCACGATCTGCGAGCGGCGGTAGAAGAAGTTCGTTGACACCCTCGGCAGGTTCGGGTCCCAGACCGCATCCTCGCGCACTCGGTAGTGGTTCGCCGTGCACCAGTACTGCCAGTCCGCCATGACGTATGGCTTCCCCTTCGAGAAGCCGTCCGGGATGATGCAGTGCGCCTCGATCCACTCCGCAACAAGGTCGCCCAGGGTGAGGAAGTCAACGACGAACTCAGGCGCCGACGCCATCTGGAGCCACCGCCCGAAGGCGACGCTTCCGTGGTGCCTTGGTCGCGGCCGGCGTTGACTCACGCTTCGTGCGCAAGTCATCGTCGGAGAACTTCACCCGAGCTGAGGGCATCGCCGGGATCGTCAACAGAAGCGCATCAGCCTGCTGACGAACCAGCGTCCGCAACGCCGTCGCCGCGTCAGGTGACTCAGCCTCCGCAAAGCACCGGACATGCATCGCCACCTCGAACGACTGAGCGTTCTTCTCCCACAAGATCGCCTGCGGCTTGGCCCAGAAGGCAACCCACAAGACTTCCTCGCGGCGTGACCACTCAGTCAGCGGCCACTCAGGCGCGTCGCCCACACGTCCAGACACTGGCAGTACAGTCCAGCCCACGTCAGACTTCCGATCACGCCTCAGCGCGTTCGGATCAGGAGCAGGACCACTGCTCGCACGAGCTCCACCAGAAGCCATGTCGAGCTCCTTCCGGTTGAGTCGTGTGGTGAGTTCAAGAAGTCCCGAACCCGGACGTTAGAACCTGACCTCCGAGTCGAAGCCCTCTCCGGCGGTTTATTTCTGAGCACGGAGCGCGAAGGGTCATGCCCCAGGGGGAGGGGGTCGATCACGCCGCGATGTGGTCGCCCTTGATGCTGTTGCATCGCAGGCAGGCGGTGCGTGTGTTGGTCAGACTGTGGTCTCCACCCTTGGCGAGTGGGATCACGTGGTCGATGGTCGGACTGAGCGGATCGAACGGCTCAGCCTCGGGATCAAGGATGGTGTCGCACAGGTAGCAGGTCCATGCGTCGCGCTCGAAGACTTGCTCGCGTGTGAACGTGTCGATGATGAGCGCACCGTATCGACGGGCACGGATGACAGCGTCACTGCTCCACTCGTAGGCGGTGGCACCTGTCGTGCCGAAGACAAGTGCGCGTCGACAGTCGGTTGAGCAGACGTGTCGGCGGTCTGTCTTCACACCACGAATGATGGGAGCAGCGCACACGACGCACGACACGGCAGTGAGGGCGTGGCGCTCAGGCTGATGCACTTGGTTGTAGTGCGTGGAGCAGAGACCACGTGCCCTCAGTGGGTGGTCACACCCGAGCATGGTGCAGATCTTGGTGGGTGAGTCAGCCTTGTTGTGCATCGTTTCTCCTATGGGATGCGAGGGGCCCGATGCATAGGG